TTTCTTCATATTAATAAAATTTAGTGAGTTAGTAAATCAAATTTACAATTTCAAATTGGAATATCCAAAAAAGCGAGGAGTGATTTTCGCCACCCCTCGCCTCATGTTTTAATGTTGCCTCTCCTTTGTCGCACGTTATGCGCGTATTTGTGCCAAATCACGGCCTATCTGCCGCAAGGCATCTAATATTTCCTCCGTGCGTTTCTCAGATGGTTTTTTGGTGCCGTAAATATATTTCGACAACAAACTTTTGTGAATACCTATCGTGCGGGCAATCTCCGACACATTCAACTGCGGGAACCGACGGAATACATCCCCTATCACATTATTTGTGTCCGGTTCATCCGTGGCGTAGAAACTCGACAGGTGTATATCTTCGTCGATCTCCTCCCAGCGGATAGCATCCCCAAACTTGTTTATTTTCCACGCCTCGCGCTGGTCGTCGGTAGCTTCTTCGAGCATGGGGAATGCTTCCAAGGGACGCGAATAAATTTCACCCGAATTGGTCGCTACATATATGCGACCGTATTCGAACCATATTTTTACTACCCTTTTCACGCTCCTATATTTAATTCCCTATATTATATAGAAATTCGGGTGCAAAATCTGCACCATTGTACCATTCTATCGTACCGCCAGTTAGTCCGAATTGTATAAAGTTGCGTTTGTCTTTCAGAGGCTCAAACATCACACCTTTCAACAGGGGAAATATATCTACATCTTTGGTTACGCCATTACTGAACCGAAGCCTAAGAATATAATTCCTGACATATTCTACATCTTCTATCGAGAGAATTCCAAAATTATCTTTCATGATTAGTTTATTTTAGTGGTTCTATCTTATTCGGCTGCTCTCCGTTCACCAATTTCTCCCAATTGTTTTTTAACTCCGATTCGTGAAGCGAAAGCCATTCAAATACCATTTTAGCGACACGAATAGGTAAATACCCCTGAATGGCTGGTTGATCAAGCGTTATTATAGCTCTGTAATCACCATATTTAACATGAAAATGCGGAGGATTGTGGTCATCCCAAAACATCAAAATAATGATACCGTAAAATCTACATATTTCGGGCATATTGTTATAGGTTTTATCTACTGCAAATATAAGTCCAAAAATTTAGACCCGCAAATGAAAGTAGAAATATTTTACCATTTGACAATCGAACAGACAATAGCGATGCTGGACAAATAAAAACCGAGGCAGATACCTCGGCTGTAAAAAATAGATACCTATTATCTATTTTGTTTTGATTTGAAAAATATGAAGACACCAGCAACTGCAGCAATAGATCCCACTGCAATAGATCCTGCAACCGTATCGAATCCCTTATACAAGGCATAAAGTACTGACCCGGAGAGAACCAATACCGATAAGAAAGCAAATGTGATACCTAAATAAGTCGTACGAATGGCATTCTTGGTCATTGCATTTTCTGTATCGTGTCGATGCACCATTTCTTTTTCAGCCATCGTTATAATGCGTTCCGCAGCTCCCGGAACAATCTGATCGTATTTGGCCAACGTTTCGGGGTGCGGAAGAGGCCCTGAATAATGATGCTGCAACTGAACGTGCTGAACGTTGTCAGCAGGACTTATATTTTTCATATGCTCTCCGGATGTCGTTGCCCACATTATACCAATCCTGCGTCATATTCTCAAGGTCAGTTTTTGCCTGACGTTGTTTGCGGCACCTCTCTATCGGATTGGATTCCAACGAAAAGAAATGCAAAACGCTGTCTATAAATATAATCAAAAGGCTTTTCATAATAAACATCTTTTCTATGCAAATATACTTTTTTATTAATAAACTGCAAAAAGCGTACTGTTATTGTATCTGCACTAACGAAGTGGGAGAAATAAAAACCGAGGCATTTGCCTCGGCTCTATTATTCAAAAGAAAGTTTATTTCATCTTTTCTTGCATTTAATTTCAACGCTATCGCCGTCCATCGTCATTGTCATCTCTGCGACATTATCCGATAGACTATGAATATTGTATCGCGCATATTCAGTGTTTTCTATATAACAAATAATCGTCGTTCCTTTAGCCTTATAAGTTCCGCTCCCATTGCCGAAATACCCACTTCCATAATAGGTACCATCTGAATTAAATGTAGCTGATGCATGGAACTGATCGAATATAGACGATGTAATATCCAGCCAGCTACCATCCTTCTGCTTTAGATGGGTAATATCCCACGTTCCGTATATGGCGTCGCCATATTTGAAATTGGGCTCGTCATCATCCGAACACCCTACAAAAGCAACCGAGGCAATAGCCACACACAAGAGTAAAAACTTTTTCATACTTCTAATTGTATTGGTTAGTGCCGCAAAATTATAAAATTCCCCCCCCGCCAAATTTTGGAAGTAAAATTTACTCCTGATGTAAAAAATAGTGCAAAATCCTTTGTGAATTAAAAATAATTTCCCATATTTGTAACGCTTACATAAACTCAAGAGTGCACAAGATGCACCATTATTGGTGCTTTTTTTGTGTCGGAAATTGAACATACGAACGGGTAACCCTGTGGCGTTGCTGTAATGGCGCGCCAACCTCTTGAGTAAAGATGTAAGCAGCAGGTAGTACCCGTTCGTTTTTTTTTGTTTTATTAAATGCTTACATCTATGAAAAAACAATCGCTTCCGGAAACGGATTATCAAACTCGCTGCATCGAAGCCGAGCGAAAAGCACGAGATTTCGAAAGCGCCTACTTCAAGGCAGAAGAGCGCTACTCCAACCTAATGGACGCCTATATCAAACTACAAGGTTACTATCTTGAATTGCTGGGCGCTGAAAAATCACCCCGCAACAAAATCAAAGAGATCGACCCGTTTATTCTGGTCAAGATGGGCCGCGGGATGAATGTCGCACAATGTAAATAGACCAACAGCTATGAACAATATACAAATCTTCAATAATGAACAGTTCGGGCGTGTACGGATTATTATGTCCGACGAAAACAAGCCGATGTTTCTTGCGAATGATGTAGCGAGATCATTAGGATATATGCGGACAGCGGATGCAATTTCAACACATTGTAAAGGGGTCGCCATTTTGCCGACCCCTACCGATGGCGGCATTCAAAGGGTGAAATACATCCCCGAATCCGACGTTTACCGTCTTGTCATGCGGTCGAAGCTCCCGCAGGCCGAACAGTTCCAGGACTGGGTATGCGATGAAGTTCTCCCCACGATCCGCAAGACTGGCGGATACATGTCGGCCAAAGAGACGGACACGCCCGAAATGATAATGGCACGTGCCGTGCTGGTAGCCAATGACACTATAGCCCGCCAGAAGCAACAGTTGGAGCAGGCACACAAGCAGGTCGCAGCGCTCGCCCCGAAAGCCGAACTAATGGATAAAGTACTGGACACAGACCAGAAGATCGACGTCGGGCAGGCGGCAAAGATTTTGAACCTTCCCTTCGGCCGCAACACGCTCTTTCAACGGCTCCGTGAACGCGGTATATTCTTCTGCAATCGCAATGAGCCTAAGCAAGAGTATATTAACCGTGGTTATTTCGAGTTAAAGGAGAAGTTAATAGATCGCAACAACCACGAATCGTTCACGGTTATAAAAGTCCTCGTGACGCAGAAAGGGTTGGATTTCCTCGCAAGACAATTCGAAGTAGTCCAAACGCCAAAGAAGATGGCACCGATAAAGTAACCCCCATATACCACTATTTCCACACCACGTTGGGGGCGCCTCGCAGAAATGCGGGGCGTTTTTATTCCCTTCCTTCCAACCTCACTACAAAGTGTAGTTAACTACATCCTAACGGTGTAGTGTAGGAGGGTAAAAAAGTCAGAGAAAAATTTGCATTTTGCTAATACGTGCATTATATTTGCAGCACGAATAAGATATAGACGTACGGGTCTATCCGTATAATGTGTAAATTGAAACATCTGTATAGAGCCCTAAATAGTTATTTTAGGGCTCAATTTTATTTTACGATTAATTTTAAGTCCCAAAACATATGTTCGGGCAGGGAGAAATCCCTGCTTTTTTATTGATATTTTTACTGCTCCTCATTGTTATTAAAATGCACAGACGCACATTTGCATCAGAGGCTTGAGAAATCGTCGAGCCCTTGATGACATAATGGTTATTTATTCTCCGACAGGAACAGAAATATTGGACGCGCCGGTCACCAAAGAGGCTATCATCAAATATGTCCTCATGGGTGACTACTATATCGAACTGCCCTTTAATCTCCTTGAACCAACGACATTTGCTCGTGGTTCCTACATCACATATAAAGGCCGTAAGTTCGAGATAATGTCCACGGTACGCCCTGAGTTCGATAGCAAGACCGGCGGCTATAAATATACTCTCAAATTCGAGGCCCAACAAAACCACATGAAGCGTTTCGTGTGTTTCTGGCTGGGTGGTGATAATCCGGAAGCCGTATTCCACAACACCGCCGACCTCGAATCATTCGCTGCCCTGATCGTCGCCAACATGAACAAGCAGCTCGGAAGTGAAAACTGGCAGGTTGGCACGATCACGGTTGACAATCCTAAAGCTGCTAAGCTCGTATCATTCAATGGCGATAAGTGCTGGGACATCCTCAATACGATTGCCGAGACCTTTGAGACGGAATGGTGGACAGAGGAAAACGGCGACCTCGTATCGTTATGCTTTGGCAAACTGGACTTCGGATCTCCCGAAGAGTTCAGACAGGGGAATGTAGTGAAAAACATTCCCGCAAAGAAAGGGGATGATTCGAGCTACGGCACCCGGTTCTACGTCTTTGGCTCTACTCGCAATCTTACAAGCGACTATGGGCAAGCTCCGCAAGGAGGTGAAACGAATCATGTATCTGAAATTCGGCTTCGCCTGCCGGACGGACAGCGGTATATCGACGCAATACCTGGTCTTTCGGGAAGCGACATTGTGGAGCAGGTCGTGTTCTTCGATGACATATACCCCAAGAATACGGAGACTGTCACCAGCATTGAGACCGTAGACCGGGAGATCATCGAAGGGCAAACGGATAAGGCGTATGTCATGTACTGCAAAGACACGCCGTTCCGGCCTTCGGACATGATTAAAGGCGAAACCCTAGGTGCTACCTTCACGAGCGGCAGTCTTATGGGGCGGGATTTTGAGCTAAGTATAAACTACAAACCAGAGACGTGGAAACCGGAGGATGGATTTGATAAGAAGTTCGAGATCATCGCGCAAGTAGAATCATCCGGTGAAAGCCAACTTATCATCCCCAACGAAAGCCTGCATCCCGAGCCTGGAGATACGTTTGTCATAACAGGCGTAAAACTACCTAAAGAAAGGATCGAGGAGGCTGAAAAGGAGCTCTTGAAGGCCGGGGAATCATATGCCGCGAAACACAGCAGCGACACGGACGTATACGACTGCGAAACTAATCCCGTATACTGCCAAGAAAACAAGAAGAATTACGATGCCGGGCAAGCGGTTCGCCTTGTGGATCCACGCTTCGGAGAAAGCGGCCGATTATCACGCATCCAGGGATACGAAAAAAAACTATATAACGAATATATCGCCACATATACGGTAGGCGACAATACGGCATATTCTCGTATCGGCAACATAGAATCGGAGGTGAAGGCAAACCTGTACGCACAGCGCATAGGCGTTACCGAATCGGAAGCCTCAATCTACCTTATCACCCGCTACGATTCCACTGCCGCCGCAGACTACAATGCCTATTCCGCCAAGCGTGCACTATGGGAATTCGCCAACAAACAGTTCCCGGACACATTCAAAGGTAAAATGACCTTTGACGACGGTGCCCAGTTCGGGGGGTTCGCATCCGGCATGACTGGCTTTGGCGGCATAATCGACAAGAAAGGGAACGCAGAGATGCAGAGCCTGAAACTTCGGGGATTCCTGGAGGTACCGGAACTCCGCTACAACCGTGTCGAAATATCCATGGGCGATACGTGGTATGCTCCAAGTGCCGGGATCATCGAAAGCGTCGACACCACGGCCCAAACCATCACCCTCAAGCTCGAAGAAGGCGAGATCGGAAGTCCTCGGGTCGGGGATATATGTATGGGCATCTTCCACAATTTGAACACTTCGGAGAATGCAACCGCGGATTATGACGACGGCCGTGGCAACAGGCGCTTTGCCGGGTTCGCTACCTGCTATTTCCGCATCACCGAAGAGCTGGACACTGCAACTTACAAGACATTCAAGTATCAACTACGCCCGGTATCGGGAGCTTACCCCACCCAATATCATCCGGCGGCGTCGATGACCTTCGTGGGCTATGGCTCCTTCTCGAATGAGGATCGGCAGACCTCCCGCTACGAAACTCGGACATACCAGCGTTATTTAACGGGAGTTTCCGATTGGGAGTTCACTGCGTCCAATATCGCCGCGCAATATGGCGACCTGTCAAACCTGTCCATATTCGGAATAGAGATGAGGGGGTATTCGGCATACCTGAACAACATCTATATGTCGGGCGTCATCCAGCAATTCACGCCCGGCGGCGAAGAGGTGCCCACGATCATAGACCGCGGAGTGTGGAGCGCCACGGAAACATACAACCGCAACGACGACGTATATTGGAACAACGGGCACTGGCGCTGTCTGGTCGACGGCACCAAGACCGAGCCCGGCAAGGATGCCGAGGAGTGGGTATACTTAGGCGGATACGGGATGCTCGAAACGGTCAGCATATTCAAAAAATCGGAGAGCGAACCGGCGAAACCTACGGAGCTTAAAATACCGCCCGAAGGTTGGACTACGGAGACGCTCCCGATGTCGGATCAACGTCCTACATGGATGTGTACCGGCACCGTTGTCGACGGAGAGGTCAAATCATGGTCTGATCCTCAGCGTATATCCGGCGAACACGGCACGGATGGCAAGGACGGCAAGGATTACGAGTGGATCTTCGCACGTACATCGGAATACAAAGCCCCTGCACAGCCACCCACCGCGCAGCAGGACGATTACATTCCCTCGTCCTCCGAAACCTCGGACGGGCAGGTGTGGACGGACGATGCCGTCGGGCCCGATAACGACAACCCTTATGAGTGGGCAAGCAAGCGTGTGAAAGTAAATGACACGTGGGGCGAGTTCACACACCCTGCGCTTTGGGCAAAATTTTCGTTCGACGGAGCGCCGGGTGTCGACGGAACCGATGTAGAATGGATATTCAAACGCACAAGTTCCAACACGGCCCCGAATACGCCGTCTGGCAGCGACGAAGACGGATATGTACCGAGCGGTTGGACGAACAACCCCACGGGCCCGAATTCCGAGCGCCCCTACGAATGGACTTGCGTACGCTATAAGACAGGCGGACACTGGAGCGGATATTCAGGAGCATCATTGTGGGCGAAGTGGTCATTCGACGGCGCGGATGGTGTGGATGGTGAAGGTGTAGAATACATATTCACGCGTACGGAAACCGAGGATCCGGGCACCGTTCCGGATGTTCCCACAGCTGCTGAATACGATAATCCCCCGGCACCATGGACGGATGACCCCACGGGAGTAGATGCCACATATCGCTACGAATGGGTGTCGAAACGCAACAAGGTGGAAGGTGTTTGGGGCGCATTTTCCTCGCCCTCGATTTGGGCGCGGTATTCTTACGACGGACAACCGGGGAACTGGACATCCTATGTATTTAAAAATAGCGATACGGAGCCAGCAAAGCCTACTTCCTCCGACCCCATTCCGTCCGGATGGAGTGACGCGCCCACTGGTGTCGGTATATGGTGGATGTCCAAGGCTACGATAGACGCATCGACCGGAAAGGCCGGGGCGTGGTCGACGCCTATCCGCGTAACGGGCGAGGATGGGGAGCCGGGGCCGCATACTGACTTCAAATACGCCAAGAATAACAGCACCACCACGGCGCCGGCGCTGGTCAAAACGGATCGCACCCCCGCAGGCTGGAGCGACATCCCGCCGTCGCTCTCTTCGGGTGAATATCTGTGGATGACCCAGGCGGAAATAGACGCCGACGACAATCTGTTGCACCCGACGGTAGGCTGGGCAACTCCGGTACGCATATCGGGAGAGCAGGGCCCTAAAGGTGATGATGGCGCCCCCGGCGAAGACGGCGCTCCCGGCAAGGATGGCTTGCAGGGTTGCATAATCCGCCTCACGGAATGGGCATCGGGAGTGGAATACCGCAATGACCTCGACCTTGTCTCCAATGGCCCCAGATACATAGACATAGTTACGATCTATGCGAACAATAAGCAGTTGAAATTCCAGTGCAGCCAAACGCACACTTCGTCGAACTCCAACAAACCGACGGCGGGATCCGCGTCGGCATATTGGCAACAACTCAACGACATGGTGCCGATATATACGCCCCTGTTGTTCGCAGAGAATGCCGTCATCAACTTCCTGCAAGGTATGGAGTTCGTGGTGCACAATTCCAAGACGGACATTTCCGTGAATACCATCATCGCAGGGCTCGTGGGTGGCGATATTCCCCTGTTCGTCGGAAGCAATACCCCGTCGAATGCGCCGTTCAGGGTCGCTAAGGACGGGGCATTCGTGGCCACCAAAGCCGATATTACAGGGACTATCAACGCATCGAGTGGAACGATTGGCGGATTTGAAATAGGAGAGAGTTGGCTGGTGTCGCAAACGTCTCAGGGTAAAGAAATTTGGTCTAACAGACTGTCGGCCGCGCGGGTATTACTGGAATGCAAAGGGGGCGCCTATACAACTTCTTTTGATGCAATGGCGTATCCATTAGGTTCATCGGGTTATTCCAACCATTCTGTGCTATCCGTGGCAATAAACAGAGAATCGTACGACGCCATGAATAGATATAATATCGGAATTGACGTCTCGGCCGAGGGGGAATATAATGAAAATTCACAGATAGGAGATATTCCAAATGGCAATCATGCCATATTATTGAGAAATGGGGACATATGCGGATTCAGGTTATTCAGCCGGACATTGACTGGTGGATGGACGCTTAATGATTACGAATCAATAATATTCAATGATACATCGAGTATGAATTACGTTACGCTTCCGTCCAACCCCAAAGACGGACAAATATATTTTATCAGGAAGATTGGGAAGGGTAATGTAACAATTCAAACTGGGGGACTTACTCACGTAATTAAGCAGAACGCTGGTAGTAGTACTCGGAGTGTAGTTTTGGATTATGGCTCACTCGCTATTCTGATGTGGAACAAAGACGGACAATACTGGACTGCCAATGACTGTCCTACAATGTAATGAATTATGAAAGCATTAAATTTAAAAGAATTTAAATTATTCACCGACATTTCCCACGCCGGGCATATTGTTGTCGACGCCCGGAAAGAGTTTGCCAACGCCATATACATGAGCATGAACGGTATCGTAGCGCATGACCTGGCATTCCGCATCCTCCACAGCGAAGGTGGCATCGAAGTTTCCGACGAGGAGGAATCGATTATCGTCGATACCGCAAAGATGTGCAAGCCGGTCTTCTACGACAGTATCATGTCCGCTCTCAAAAAAGAATAAACGCTCGAAAGGAATATGAAACGCATTCGGATAGGCAAGGACATAGAGATACATTGGCCGATACTTACCAATGGAGAGCAGGTAGCACTCGAAGGGCGCGACCTGAAACTCTTCGTCCATTTGCCTTCGCATATGGACATTCCCGTCGATTTCACCACCGAAGGCAACACCGCGATTTTCACCATTAGCGGCACAATGCAGAAGTCCATCGGGGTGTACCGTCTCACCATGTGGGAGAATTTGCAGAAGAGCGGGCAAACGGCGGTCGACTACTGCAAGGCCTTCGAATTGGTTCCTACGACACTCTTGGAAGGTGGCGAAGACGAAAGCAACCTTACAACGGAAACTGTCGACCTCGAGGCGTCAAGCCTTGTTGTCGGATTGCCCGGCGAGAGTGCCTATGAGGCATTCAAGAAATACAACCCGAATTCCGAACTTACGGAGGAAGAATATGCCGAAGCCCCTATTAACGCTGCAAACGCCGCGAACGAGGCGGCAAAAGCGGCAAATGACGCCGCAGGTAAAATTGGGGATATTGACAAACTCCTTGCCGAAAAGGTCGACAAGGAAGAAGGGAAAGGGCTTTCTACGAACGACTACACCGACCAGGAGAAGGAGAAGCTGGCCGGGCTCTCCAACTACGACGACACGGAGATAAGGAAGGAGTTGTCCGACAAGGTGTCCAAGAAGGAGCTGACGGAGGCTGCAGCGGGCACGCTGACTGAGGCAAAGTCGTATACGGACACAAAGGCGTCGGAGCTATGGAATAATGTCGGCGATACGTTTGACGCTATGTCCGAGGAGCTCAATAGCAACATATCCGGCGGGGATGCGCAGGCACTGACCGAAGCCAAAAACTATACAGACAAGGCGATCTCAGAAATTCCCACCCCGGACGTCAGCGGGCAGATCGAGCGGCACAACACCTCCCCCACGGCGCATCCCGACATTCGGGAACTGCTCAACACCTGCGTAGGACTGCCGGAGTTCAACGACAAAACCTACGAGCTGACCTTCACGACAAAGGGCGGTGCGAAGCTCATCATCGACCTGCCTATCGAGATGATGGGGCTGCATTACAACGAGGATACCCAATCTATCGAGTTCGTAAATGCCGACGGCTCCATATCCTCCATCCCGGTTTCTGACTTCGTGAAAGTATATGTCGGCTCTATCGGTTCCGAGATACAGGTTACGGTCGAAGGCTCCGAAATCCGCGCCACCCTGCTCAACAACACCGTATCCTGGGACAAGTTGACACTTGCATTGCAGGAGATGATTCAGAGCAAGGCCGACCGCACGGAGCTTCCCACGAAACTGTCGCAGTTGCAGAACGACCCGAACTTCGTGACATCGGGAACCCTGGAAACCCAGTTGACGCCTATCAAAACCGAGTTGGGCGGCACAGTGCGCCTCGGGGAGGAAATAGGAGAGAGCTCTACCCCGCCTCCTATACCGGACACGGACGATGAAATAACCGAAGTCCTCGCGCACTCGGACTGCACGCTCGAAGAGCGCGTGGCGCACCTCGAAAGGCTGCTCGTGGGAGTGCTCTCGGGCAAAGTGCTGATCCCGGAATTGCAGGTGAAAAAACTGGGTGTGTGGGGCGACAACAACCTCGTCGTCACGGGCGAGGGCGCGCCGGCGAAAGCCCCCGACCGCGCGGGGCAGTTCTATGTCGATACGAAGAACAACGCGGTTTACCACTCGGTAGGCAACGGCGCGGTGTCGGACTGGAAGAACGCTTAAACTGCATACAACATGTCACAAGTCAACAAATACGCCGACAAGGCGGGTTACACGGCCGACAAGAACCGCAAGGACACACAGTCGGCGGTGTCATACGTCGAAGACGACGGCGAGGTGATCTACGACGGCGTGAATGTCGTTGTCGACCGGGATGCCGCGGATGCCGGCGATCTTGCGGTCTTCGACAAAACGGACGGCACGCTGAAGTTCGTCAAGGGCGCGACACTGCTTTACGACCGGCTGCCGCCGGAACTCGTTCCGATGGCCGTGGTCTACGGACGCCGGGGCGAGCGGGTGCGCATCGTCGCCCTGCAGCATCTGGGCTTTTACAAATGGGCGGTGGCCTATGAAGTGAAACTTTCGGGCTTCGATCTCTCGGCCGGAGGTAATTTCACGCTGACCGTTGACAATACGAGTTCGGAATTTACCTACCCCGCGGGGGCGACGCTTGCGAGTATTGCCGCGCAGATCAACGCCGACACAACAATCGCGGGATATTCATGGAAAGCCACGGCGTCGGATGCGATCGCCGCGATTGTCATGGAGTGCAATACGTCGGCCGAGAATTACAAAAAAATATCCGCTTCGGGCTGCACGCTTACCAAGCATGCGGAATATGTCGATTACCAGACCACCACTGCCATTATACCCCAAAAAACGACGGTCAACGTACGCCGCAGAAATGGCGTCGACTCACAACTGGCCGGATGCGACAACGATGCGTTTCTGGAGTACTACAGAGAGAACGGCACGACGGGAACCGACATCCTGCCGGGCAGCTCGACGATCATCCGAGAGAGCGTTTTCACCCAAACCGACAACCCGGCGCTGTTCGCGGCCTATCCGACCTACCGGGACTACCTGTTCGGCGAACATCTTGCCGAATATCCGTCGGCTTACGAAGCATTTCTGCAGGACGGCAAAGACAATACGGCCATTCTCGCCGGGAAAACAAAGACCGACTTCTATGGCAAGACTGTTCCGTGTTATCCGGCGGCAGCCGCAGCTGCGGCCTATGGGATGCAGGTCGCGGGGATGACTACGGGGCTGGAAGCGGGTGCATGGTGGCTTCCGTCGGCTGAGGAGTTGTGGCTGATGGCCAAAGGTCTCATATTCGCCCAGCCTTATGATCCGGTCAATCGGACATTGTCCGTATCGGGGAAAGTGATCGCCAAGACGGACTATATGGCCTCTTCGACCGAATACTCGTCATTATATTATTTTCAGGTCAATCAATACGGTAATACGCGGTGGATGCTCCAACAGCAAGGCAAATCCATATCCAGCATCGTACGGCCGGTGTCGGAGCTATGAAAAATAAACTGAATTATGTCACAGATAAACAAATATGCGGATAAGGCCGCCTACGAAGCGGATGCCGCGCGGCTTAAAACCCTCTCGTCGGAATCCTACATCGAGAACGACGGCGAACTGATCTATGACGGTGTGAATACCGTGATCCGCAAATCGGCCGCCGGTGTCGGTGATCTCGTCGTCTTCGACAAGACGGATAGTACGTTGAAATTTATCAAAGGCGATACGCTGGTTACAGAAAAGATACCTCCCCAACTGATTCCCGTGGCCGTGGTCTATGCCCGGCAGGGCGGGCGGGTGCTGATCGTGTCGCTTCGCAATGCGGCAAGCAGCGTTTGCTGGGCGTACTCTTACGAGGTCGCCCTATCTGGCTTCGAACTGTCTGCGGGGGGAACCTTCACGCTTCGTATCTATAATACCGACCACGCATTCACTTATGCCCCGGGTGCGACGCTCGCGGATATCGCCGCGCAGATCAATGCGGACGAGAAGATCAAAAACACTTATGGCTGGACAGCCTCTGTCGATGAAGCAGGGGCACGAATTGTCATGTCGATAAACACATGGTCGCCCAATTATGTGCTTATCAACGTTACGAATGGCTGCCAAATCACCTATCCTCGGGAGAACGTGAGCTATCAGACAACACTCACGGGGATACTTATCAAAGGAACCAGAGAAGAAATTCGCCGCAAGAATGGTGTGAATTCAAATATGGCAGGTGGTGTCCTCGACCAGTTCGCGGAATATTATTCGGAGAGAGGCCAGGCAGCCACAGGACAAAAGCCGGGAAGCGGCATAGTCATTCGGGAGAGCGTTTTCACCGAGGCCGACAACCCCGATCTGGTTGCCGTGTATCCCACCTACAAGGACTACCTGTTCGCCGAGCACATGGCACAATATCCTACGGAGTTCGGGACGATGTTGCAGGATGGCAAGACCAACACGAACCTGATCGGGCGGCTTACCTTCGAGGATATTTACGGCAAAACACAGTACCGCTACCCGGCTGCCGCCGCAGCCCTCGACTTCGGCATCACCGTGGACGGAATGACGACGGGGCTGGAGGCGGGGGCATGGTGGCTGCCGTCGTCGGAAGAGGTCTACCTGCTGATGCACGACAGGGTGCGTTTCGTCGCTGACGTGGAAAAAGACCCTGTAAACCGTACGCTCTTACGCTTGAAAGCTACCACGTGCTATGGTTATTATTATTATGTCCATACTTCATGCGAGATGCAGGAGAGTTACATCTACATTTATAACGGAAGGAACGGCTCTCTGGGCTATACAGGCAAGTGTTATAAATTCTCGTCCCGCCCGGTCTGCGCCTTATAATTATCTGAACCATGGAAACACAACGACAGATCGACACCCTCGAATCACGGCAGCTCGAATTACGGGCAGTCATGGCCAAGTCCGACGATAGGGCGGCCAAATGCAGTAAGTCCGGCCTTGACTTCCGGGCTACCTATCCTCTGGATTATGAGGAGTACGAAGCGGCCAACGCGGAGTACAACGCGAATGAAAAGACCCTTGCGGAGCTGAGGGCCCGGCGTGCCGAAGAGCTGGCCGCCGAAGAAACGGTTATGGACTTTCAAAATATTGAGCAATGAAGATGTATATGACCAACAAGCCCAACGGCGAGCCGTTCTATCCCGTAACCGTAGCCGAGGCCGTGCTTGTTTCCGAAGGAGAAACATTAGCCGCGGTGCTGAAACGGCTCGAACAGAGGATCGCAGAATTGGAGAAGTCGGAAGCGGCGCCCCAGGCGCAGACAAACGTGTTGCCCGAACAATAGAATACACCCTATGGAAGCATTGTGGAGATTTATAGAAAGGCTCTGCGAAAAAGTATGGCAGGTGTTGATCGGTGCCCTGGTGTACATGTTCAACGCCATAGCCCCCATACACGACATACTGACGGCCTGCATGATTATATTCGCCGCGAACTTTTTCACGGGCCTGTTCGCCGGCGTGCTCGTACAGCACGAAGGATTCATATTCCGCAAGGCTTTCAAGTGCATATCCGAGGCTGCGGTAATATCGGGACTGATGGCTATGATACTGCTCGTCGGGGACAACATCGACAACCACGACGGGGCGATGTCGGCGATCTCGCTCGCAGTATATGCCCTGATATATTTCTACGGGGTCAACATCCTCAAGAACCTGAACCGCATATTCCCGAAGAACCGATACATCGACTTCCTGTACTATGTGCTCTCGTTCGAGATGATTAAAAAGATTCCCTATTTGGAAAACTACAAACAAAAACAAAAGGACAAATGAAAAAGAAATGGATCGTATGGAGCATCGTTGCGGCCGTGGCCGTAGTGCTCGGAATCGTATTCCCGCGTTACATCCTCGTGGGAGTTGTTTGTGCTATGGCCGGATGGGTCGGGCATATCCTGTACACTAAACACATCGCGCAATGACACCACGCGGGCTGCGGAACAATAATCCGCTTAACATCGAGAAGACACGGGGCGGCAATCCCTGGCAGGGCGAGGTCGTACCGTCGAAAGACAAGCGTTTTGCGCAGTTTACGACGGTAGCATACGGCTATCGGGCTGCCTTCAAGCTGTTGAACAACTACCAGCGTAACTACGGGCTGGACACGATCCGCAAGATGATCGGCCGCTGGGCCCCGTCGGAGGAGAACCACACGGACGCCTATGTCCGCACCGTGGCGGAAAGATCGGGGGTGCCCGCCGACAGTCGGATCACCACGACCAACCGCGACGTGATGGTTCCCATCGTTGCAGCCATGTCGTTCGTAGAGAACGGCGTCGAGGCCAAGATGCTCGACGTGCAGGCCGGGTGGGATTTGTTCGTAAAGGCATGAAACGCCTGCTCCTCTACCTGCTCGCCGCCCTTGCGGCCGGGGCGCTCCTCTTCGGCTGGGGATACCGCCGGGGTGCCGCGTCGGTGGTTGTCGAAGAAACGACGCGCATCGACACGGTGTTCTACCCGCGGCCGGAGCCACTGCCCGGCACGTACCGCTTCGCCGACATCTCGGTGCCGGTGTTGCTCTTCGCGCCGCCCGACACGGTGACGGAGACCGTCGTTGTGAAAGTCGGGGCAGACAGCGTGCAGATGAAGGTGGCGATGGAAACGCGCCCTTACTCGGACAGCACCTACCGGGCACAGGTCAGCGGGCCCCGGATCGGCAACCTGCGGCCGACGCTCGACTGGATAGAAACATACGACCGCACGACCATCCGACAGCAGGTAGTCTCCCGGCGGAGCCGCTTCGCCCTGACCGCCGGGGTCGGGGCGGCGTACACGCCGCAAGGGTTCCAGCCTACGGTCGGCGTAGGAGTAGGTGTTATTTTATGGCAATTCTGACAGGTATGAAGATAATTTATAACGACATCATCCCCTTCAAGGGATACAAGGCTATCAATCTGTTCGGGATCGTATTTGCCCGCAAGTCCGCCCGCCCGTTGTCGGATAAAAATAAAAACCACGAAGCGATACACACCGCACAGATGAGAGAACTGTTATATGTGCCCTTCTACATCGTCTACCTATTGGATTGGGTATTTCACGGCTTCAAGTACCGAAGGATAACTTTCGAACAGGAAGCATATGCCCATGAAGATAACCCTGAATACCTTGAAATACGAAAACACTACGCGCAATGGAAGAGATGATTTACATATACTGGGATGACTTCCCATCGGTTGTAACCGAATAACGGGCCTTGGGGTACGGGCATAAAAAAGTCCCCAACGCTTTCCCGCATATACCACTATACGATTGTGCCAACGCACCACATTGAGGACTTATTCCTTGAATCGGTGTGTTGGCTTTTTGTATAGTGGTATAACAAATTTATAATAAAAAATCGGGAAAGCATATGCGTAAATCGGAGCTTTTTGCACAAATACTCGAATGTGTTGCATTTGAAACTGAAATAGCCAAAGAACAAATCCTTTCGAAGGATAAATTTCAAGATGTGGTCGATGCACGTTACATGCTCGTGCACTTCTGCCATAAAAACGGCATGTACATCACCGACATCGCCCGGATGATGCGCTTCTCCCGCCGGGCCATAGAGAAGATGGTCGCCGGGTTCGATGAACGCAAGCGATACAGCCACCCTATATTCGAAATACAGTGCGAACTTATTGCGAAGAAGTTGCCTCCCATCTGCGCCCCAATGAATTGATATGCCTGCCGCCCGCAGCCACCTTTGCAATGTTGCAACAGGTGAACGCCCGGCCTTGACAGGGGCGGCAATCATTCAATAATTATTAAAAATGGGTTCGGATAAAACTTATATTTTCGATGGAGGCGGCTCGGGTGGCGGCCTTGACATCGCGGCTCTCGTCTCGTCAATGATGGGCAACAAGGGCATGGATCCCAACCTCGTAGCGGCACTCATGAACGGTAACAACAACCGTGGTGCATGGGGCGGTGACGGGTGCTGGTGGATCTGGATCATCCTGCTGTTCTTCTGCTGGGGCGGCTTTGGTGGCAACGGCTTCGGCGGTAACAACGCCAATGGCCTTCCTGCGCAGCTCAACGGTGACGCCGGACGGGAACTTCTTATGAACGCAATCCAAGGGAACGGCGCAGCCATCAATCAGCTGGCATCGTCGCTCAACTGCTCTACGCAGCAGATTCAGAACACGCTGTGCAACATCCAGGGCACCCTCGGCATGTCAAGCCAGCAGATCATCAACGCTGTACAGTCGATGGGATGCCAAATCGGCAACCAGATCGCCGCGTGCTGCTGCGATATGAAGCAGGCCATCAATGGCGTCAATGTGGGCATGGAGCGCGGATTCAGTAGCGTTGCCTATGAAACACAACGTCAGACCTGTGATTTACAAAACACAATTCGCGAAACTTCTCAAAGCGGGACTACAGCGATAATTTCCAAACTGGATCAAATGCAGGCAGCTGCATTGCAGGATAAAATTGATGCCCTGCGCGAAAAGAACAGCACGCTGACCACGCAGCTCAACCTCGAACACCAAAACGCCTACATGGCCGGTGTTGTAGGACAGGCTGTAGCACCCGTGAACGCCGCTGTAGCGGCTTTGCAGAATGACGTGAATAGCATCAAGTGCAAGCTGCCCGAAACGGCTACCGTGCCCTATTCGCCTATTGTCGGTGTGCCTACGTGTATTGCCGCACAATATGGTCTCGGATATGGTGCAGGGTTTGGCTTTGGGGGGAGCGGCGGATTTTGGGGATAATGCTATTATTCGCCGATAGGTGAAATGTTCTTTGACTTACTGATAAGAGGCTTCCCAATCCGAAAGCCAGCGCCAATGAAATCCTTTCAATGTGCGAGTTGGTTTTCGAATGCATTCATATATTCCTCCGATGTGAAATCCGTGTAATTGATGGGCTTCGGATGCTGTTTTATATTTTGCAACCAATATTCCATTTTTAATCTGGACAATTGGCTTTCTGTTTTTCTTGTTGGGTATTCTTCGTGCTTTTGCTGCACACTCTCTTGTGACAGGGTTAAGCATGTTCATTGAACGAGTACACCAACGAAGATTACGTGCCACATTGTTCGTCCGGTTCCCATCTATATGGTCTACATATGCATAGTTATTAGGATTGGGGATGAACGCTTTAGCAACAAGCCTATGGACTAATTCAGTCTTATCTACTCCGTGTAGGGATGTAAGTCTAACTCTCAAATATCCTCCCCGATTTGGGCGAGGAGTTAATATGCGAGGTTTAGTCGTCCAACTATTGTTATTACCTCCGCTCACGCGATGGGATAGCGATGAAACCCTACCATAATCAGATACCGCGAAATAGCCGAGCGTACCATCAATAATACGCCATTCTTCTCCTTCGAGAGCAACACTCTCTATGAATTCCCGATTTGTCATTGCCAAACAATTTAGTGGTGCCAAACGAGAAAAAGAGGGAAGGACGTTTGGCAAGCCCTTATCAGTTGGTCATGACTCCAACCTATCCCGATGTAAAATTAGTTATAATAACTTAAAATACAAAAATATGGCAGTATTCCCATTTCAGTATGTTAACCGCAGAGGCATACCGGTACTAAAAACTACAGGCGTGACAGTGGAGACCACAGGGGTTGTGTTTTCCTTTCCCAACCACGCATTTGCAAATTCGTGGTACCGGGGACTCGTGCTGGTTGAGTTGGTACAGGAAATCCCTGCCGGCACAACGGGAACACTTCCCGTGCTGTTTGAAACCAACGGGCAAAATAAGAATCTGACGACGTACAACGGAGCAAATGTTACAGTATCGGATATTCCGGGGTCAGGGGTATACCAGATATGGTATGACAAGCAGACCGATACTTTGCAATTGATGACCGGTGCCGTCTGAATTAAAAAAACAATTAACCGAAAGACGGGGAGGAGGGCTCCTTCTCCCCTATCTTTCACAAATCATTAACCAAGATGTTTCAGAACTTGAGAAAAGGCTCCTTAGTCTACGTTTTCGACAACAGGGAACAGCCTAAGTTTTATACAGCCAACGTAAAAGACGTATCGGCACCGTATTTCCCGCCCCAAAAGCCCGGGCAATTCTCGCCGATGCCGCAATTCATCAACATCTCGATAGAGGGCAACGAGCCCTGGGGCGTCCCTATGCAAGCGGACATCGTTTCGAAAGACGGCCTTACCGTAGCGACGACACGTGAAGTGTTGAAACCGACCATCATGGAGGCACAGCAGGCAAGCCGTGACATCGTGGAATCATTCGACAGGCACAAAGCCAACCTGAAGGTCTACGATGAGATCCTGATGCAGCTCGATCCCGAAGCTGCGCGTTCAAAAGAGCTCGAAGCCGAAAACAGGGAGTTGCGGAAGATGCTCGCTGACATGAACGAACGGCTGAGCCAGATACCGACGGCGGAAGAACTGAGGAGCCTTGTCAAGTCTGAACCACCTGCAAAAACAAAGTAACTATGGGTTGGAGAATCATAGGTGAAGGCCGTGGCGGCTTCGGCGGCCACGAAGAGGAGATGGAGCGAGAGCTCCGACGCGCCTACGAAGAAGGCTTTGAAGAAGGCCGGCGTGAAGGCCGTGGCGGATACGGTGAGCGTGGCGGCTACGGACAAGGTGGCGGCTACGGCGAACGTGGCGAGTATGACCGCGGCGGGTATGAGTATGACGACGCCTACGGCGAACGCCGTGGCGTAAGGGGTACAGGCCCCTATTCGCGGTATCGCAGGCGGTAAACCGGAGGGAGAGGGCCGCAGTGCCCTCTCCTATTTTAAATCGAAAAATATGGACAGGTTAGATACACATGAAAACTTCCCGGCAGGGTTCCGGGAATATCTCGAAAATTACGGTTGGCACTTTTCAAAGAAGATGTGCGAATTCGCCGTTGGCAAAATGAAGAAAAAGGATGCAAGCGGCAAAGAAACCCCTATTACGCCCTATTCAAACGACGAGGTTCACCAACTTCTCAAACAATATGGCGTAGAATTAAAAAACGATGTAGGATACAATGCTTGTTACGTTGCAAATATGGCAAAAGCAGACTTCCTTGGGTCGTCGTTACCGAATGAACAGTACTTGGCTAAATTCGTCAAAGACTATCTTGATGATATAGACGGCGCACCAACAAGAGCAATGGATGAATACTATGCAAAGACAATAGCGGAAGGCATTCCAATAATATGGGAGGACATGGTCTAATCACAGTACTCCCAGCGCATATTTCTATGTGTTTTTTGATGGCCGCTAAGACATTGTTGTATCCCTCTATATTTATATATGCCAGCCTTTGTTGCGGCAATTATTGAAGGATATACAGTTTCTTCGCCATTGATAGTTATGGATCGAATCTTCCGAGTTCCGAATTGTTTGCCATAAAAATAACACTTTGCACCAGACTTGGCCTTAGAAATACGATTTACAGTTATGGGATTCAGCAAGTTTTCACTAAGCGTACACCAGCGTAAATTTTCAATACGGTTATCTGTTATAATTGTATTGATATGGTCGATACATGGTTTATTGGCAATATTTGGTAAAAATGTCACAGCACATAGACGATGCACAGAACAACGCTTGTGTATGCCATGAACGGATAGCATGACGCTCAGATAGCCGTTTAAATACGGTGTTTGACGGATTATTTTACCACGATGAGACCGTAAATGATTATTCCTTGCATTGACTAATCTATCAAGGCTCTTTATGCGCCCCATAGTAGATGCTTGATAGAATCCCTCATAATTGGGAATGTCGCGCCACTCTTCGTTTGGCAAATTGTCTAAAGATAGGTTTTGATAAGGCTCCATATTGGACAAAAATAAACATTTTTTTAAGAATGAAAAATATCGCAACGCTCGTCCGTAACCTGCCTGCCGACAAGTACCAGGAACTGGCCGGGGCAGTGAACGACGTATTCGAGAACAAGCGCTTCAACCGGGCGCAACGAAGGAGACTGGCGCGAAACTGGCGCAAGTACGGGAAAAGGGAGGAAAAATGAAGATTCGGGACTTGAGTATTCACAAGTATGGATGGACGTTGCGCATATATTATGCCGTGACGTGCTACTATACGGGCGAAATACTCAAGTCCCTTACCGACATCGGATGCCCCGATACGGTTCTTCATCGCGTACAGGGGAATATGGTGAAGTGCGAAATGGATACGGGATTCACCTACTCCAACAAGGAGCATCGGCAAAGTGTCATAGTAATAGGGATGCACTCCTCGCCGTGGGAATTTCTTAACAGCTTTGAGCACGAACTGCGGCACCTCGTAGACGATGTAGCCCTTACCCTCGGCCTGCCGATGGCCGGGGAAGAGGTAGCATACCTTACTGGCGAAATAAACCAGGCGCTATGGGAAGATGTGCACCAATTCACCTGTTGTAAATGTAATGGACATGGAAAAAGATGACACCCAATACTGGATGGCGATGCTCGAAGTGAGCGAATGCTGCGCACCCATATTCGCTGCCGTCGTATGCGAGTTGATGAATACGATTTGATTATTCCAGAAGTTTCACCAGATCGGTTTTCATCTCCTCGTCTATGTCGCGGTAGCGGGCAAATGCTTTGCTGCCTTCGGTATGCCCCGACAAAGATCCCACAAGGTTAGGGTCTTTGACCTGCTTATACAGATTCCCGATAAAAGTACGGCGCGCCATATGGGACGACGCAACTTGGTAGAGCGGTTTTTGCTCAGGCTGCCTATTTAATGGATTCAAAATTGTTACTTTGCGCTTTAGTCCAGCAGCAAGAAATATCCTCTTGATAGCTTGATTATACTTCTGCTCGCTGATTAATGGTAAGAGCGACGGCCCCTCATAGTCAGAATAACGCTCTAATATCTCATTGGCGATAGAATTCAGGGGGACGCGAACTGTTATAGGTCGCCCATCTTTTGACTTACGGGGAATGTACTCAATAGCGCCACGGATTAGATTGTCCTTTGTTAATGTGTACAAATCACCTACTCGGCACCCTATCAAGCACTGGAACACAAATATGTCTCGCTGAATAGATAACTTTGGATGCCTAGAAAGATTGGTATGGTAAACCTTATTACGCTCTTCTATTGATATATAGAATGGGGTGCCATAAACACAATCATCGATTGTATATTTTTTAAATGGATTATTCGTCGTCTTTTCATTATCAACAGCCCAGATAAAGATAGTACGCAGCTTCTTCATCATGCCACTAATCGTATTAGATCCTCTGGGATTCGGTTTGCGAGATTCTGGTATTTGCTTATACATTTGAGGCTGGGATAAAACGATGACATGTTCATTTCGCATATAATTATCGAGGATATACAAATCATCCAATGTCACAGTGTCTATATCTAAAATATAGCCATCCTCCTTTGTTTGTCTCCACATCTCAAATCGCCTTAATACTCGAAACAAGACCCTAAAGTTGGCCTGACGAACCTGCGACAATTTGCGTTTTTGGAGAAATTCATCGCACAACTCAAAAAAGCATTGCTTTTGCAAATGAAATTTTTCGGGATGCAAATATTTATCAACTTCAATGCAGAAGGATTCAGAAGATATATTATCTTTGTTAGGCAACGAGGCGTATACATCTAATAAAATAGTTTTCCACTTTGCTACATTCGCATTGAATACTCCCCGTGCGATCGTATCATAAACTACCTTTGCTTTAATTTCGTGCCGTTTCGCGTCCCAATGTGCCGGATTTATTTCTAAATTTGACGTGTAAAAAAGTTGAATGTCCCGTCCGTCCCGAATACGAAACCGAACTTTACATTTTGCTCCTTTCTTTGAAGAACGAACGAACGCAGAAATAGTAGCCATCGGAGTATTGATTTAGTGGTGGTGCAAGTTTAGCTTTTTTGCACCACACAACCAAATACAAATGTCCCTACTTGTCCGGAGTTGTCAAAAATAAAACTATGTAAAACACCTATAATCAAATATAATAGCTGAAATATCAATAAAATACCGATTTAGGAAAAGGCAGTCTTTTATCCCCTGAGGGGGTACAAAGCAAAAGACTGATAATCAATGATTATCGGTCTTTTGCTTTGCAGGGCCAGATGCCGGTGCGGCATCTCGGATACGCATGGCCCCCGATGGGCGATTCCGGCTACTGCTCGCCCCGGGAGTCAGAGCTGTCGGAACCTTTGCGGCCGGCCTTTTTCAGAGGAAGCCGCGGGAAAAGTTTTCTGAACCGCACGAGGTAAACCGCTACCCGATTTCCCGCGACGATCAGGCTCACGGCAATGATAATCAACAGGATGCCGCAACATATCCTCAGCGTGAGGGTCTCCCCGAAGATCATCACCCCGAAGAAGACGGCCGTGACAGGTTCCAAGGCACCGAGGATTGCCGTCGGTGTCGAACCGATGTACTGGATGGCGCTGGTTGTACACAAAAACGAGATCGCCGTCGGGAAAACGGCCAGTGCAAGCAGGTTTCCCCACAGGTACCATTTATCGGGCACATGGACTGCCATGCCGAAATCCAGCCGGACAACGTAAAGCAGCAACCCGAAAAGCAGGACGTAGAACGTCACCTTGAGCGTCGCAACGGATTTCAGCACCGGACGGTTCACGCCGACGATATAAATTGCATAGGACAAAGCCGAAACCATCACCAGAACCGTCCCCGTGATATTGAGTGTCGAACCGTCACTGCCTTTGAACAACAGCCCGATACCGGCCAATGCCAGCAAGATGCACAATGCAGTCTGCGGGGAGAGCTTCTCCCGGAAGCCGAAGGCCATGATCAACGCTACGAAAATAGGATATACGAACAGCAGCGTCGAGGCGATGCCGGCATCCATGTAATTGTAGCTCAGGAACAAGGACAGGGACGAAAGGGCGACCAGCAATCCCAGGAGTACCAGCGGCACGATCTCACGGCGGTGCAGCCTGAAATCCCGGCCGCGGGCCTTGAGCATGATGCCCAACAGCGGGATGGCGAAAAGGTAGCGGAAAAACAATACCGAATCGGGATCCATCCCTGCCTTGTAGAGCGGGAGGGCAAAGAGCGGGTTCATGCCGTAAGTAGCTGCGGCGACAGCACCCAGAAGGTAACCTTTGGCTTTCGTATTCATAGGTCGGATTTTGCGGCAAAAATAGCATTTATTTCGTCTATAGATGCTGGCCGGCAAAATTATCATGCGATTGTCGCCCGGGAGCGCACACATCCCACACCGGCACGCCCATTCCTGCCGGGGAAGCCCGCCGAACATTGCCGCCCGCCCGATGCGGAAACGATCCTACCGGGGCAAGGCGGCCGGCACGACTTCCCTGCGGATCAAAGCCGCACGGACGAAATACTCGGGGATGCAAGCCTCGTCGAGCAGCCATTTGGGTGTGGCCGATTCGTCTTTCGTCCCCGACCAGTCGTTGTAAAACAGCCCGGCGGCATCCCGTGCGTTCCGGCGCGCCCAATCCATCCAGCGGATGAATATATCCACGTATTTCGGATCGCCGTCGAGGTCGTAGAGAGCCTGGTAACCCCGCAACAACACCAGATAGAACCATGGCAAATCACGGTTCGCGGCCGCGCCGTCCTCCGTCTCCGGCAAATAGAATTTCCGGGCTCCTTCGGCCAGCCGGCGGGCATTGTCCAGATAAACCCGATCGCCGGTATATCCATACAACGCGACGGCACCCTGCAACAGCAACCCCGTATTATAGGAATAGACCGCCTTGTCCAGACGCGCTTCGGGCTGCGTGAGCCAGGAATTCCAGACGATATCCAGTTCCGGATCATGCAGGTAGGCCTCCATCCAATCGTAGAAACGGCGCCCGGCAGTCAGGTAATAGGGGTCTCCCGTCGCCCCGTACAGGTTGAGCGCCAGCAGCATCGCCTTACCGTTGGCGCATCCCGGCTTCTGGTTCTCTACCCCTTCGAGCCACGACACGGCGCCGTCGTGGTCGGGGCGCCAGCCGCTCAGGATGAAGGTCATCACCTGCTTGGCTTTTTCCAGGTGCGCGGGATTGCGGGTCACGCCGTAGGCCGCGACATAGGCCAGTCCGACCAGCCCGTTGTCGTCGTAATAACGGTCGACCTTGCCCATCCTGACAGGATAGGCCTGATACCCGGCGGGCATGCGCCCGTCGTCGTAATACTGCTCGACAGCAATCACCATCGAATCGACAT